CAAGACACCTTCCAGCCCAAGATTGGCTTCAAGACCAGATATGGTATGGTTGCCAACCCATTCGCTGAAGGTACAACACAAGGTCTTGGTAGAATCACTGCTAACAGCAACAGATACTACAGAAGAGTAAAAGTACTCAACCTAATGTAAATCATTTACATATTTTCACAAAGAGACCTTTACGGGTCTCTTTTTTTATGCTAATATACATTTGTCAGAGAGATACTGGCTGCGGTAATGCCCTTTGGTAGGTTCAGCATTAGCGGCTATAGGAATCTACCAATCATTTTACTAAGATATGAAAGATCAAAACTCCATCAAAGATCAGGAAACTGAAACACAAAAGTTCAATCGTGCACTGGATTTATACATAGAATCAGTACATAAACCTGATCACCAACTTAGAGGTTGTGCACATAATCAGCACTGCTATGATGAGTTGATGCAAATTAGAGAGAATGTACTTGTATATGTAAAGTCACTCAGGAAGCATGAACGGAAGACTGGACAAAGTAGCAATGACTAATAAGTTGATGCAACTCAAGAGAGAACTACATTATAAATGTGAGATCGGAGAGATGGGAGAGTGGGAGTGCACTGGTGCGAACAAGTATCTAAATAGAGTCTTTGATGTCTTGGATGAATACTGGCAATAAATAGAAGAAAGTAACATTCATAATGCCTGTACGAAGGGGTGTTGGACACCCAATGAAACTGCAACAGGTTTCAAATAGAAATTTTTTATCTATTGTAGGATTCAAGTTTGTCCTCAATAGATGTCCTAAAGTAGATTTTCTTTGCAACTCTGCAAACTTACCCATGATAACATTGGGTGTGGCAGAGCAACCAAATTATCTACGTAATATCCCAGTGCCAGGTGATAAGATACAATACGATGATCTAAGAATCACCTTTATGGTTGATGAGGATATGGAAAATTATCTTCAGTTATATCAATGGATAACATCACTTGGATATCCTGAGTCTATCAATCAATATAGTGAATTATTGAATAACAAAATTGAAGTAGATGACCCTAATGATCCCTCAAATGAGCGATCTGATGCTACAATACAAGTATTGAGTAGTAATTACAATTCTACAGTCAGTATAAAGTTCAAGGATGTATTTCCTTATCAACTATCTGGTGTACCATTCAATGCTACAGCAGATGAGCAAACATACTACACTGCAGAAGCTGCTTTCAAGTATACTCTATATGATGTAATCGATGTCAACGGAAAGAAAGTCTAGTCCACTATCCATAGAGGGAATACAGGACATGTGGAATGCTGATTCTAAGATGAATCAGGATGAATTAGATAGTGAGTCGCTAAGAATACCTCAATTACACGCTAAGTATTACGAACTATATAATACAATACTTCTCATGCGAAAGCGTGATGAGCAGGTGTATAGTTCTATGCTATTAGATCGTAGAAAGTATTACACAGGGAAAGCAACAGCACAAGTATATGCTGAAGAACCCTTTCCCTACAAGGTCAGAGACAAAGATGACCTCAAGTTATATCTTGACTCAGATGAAAAACTGACCAAGACTAGACTGAAGATTGAATACTACGATACCATGTTGAAGTATCTTGAAGAGATACTAAAACAGATCACAAATAGAACCTACCAAATAAAGAATGCAATCGAGTGGCGTAGATTCTCATCAGGGTATGGCTGATCTTGTTATCAAGAAGAAGAACGAAGTTTTTCTTCAAATACAGTGTGAACCTCACATAAGGCATGAATTGTCAGATGAATTTACATTTGACGTGCCTGGTGCAAAGTTCATGCCACAGTATAGAAGTAAGTATTGGGATGGTAAGATAAGATTATATAATGTACAGAAGCAAGAAATATATGTTGGACTCTTAGATAAGGTTACTTCTTTTTGTAAGAGATATAATTACGACTTTGAATTTGAGAACTCCAAGTATTACGGACTGCCATACGAAGAGACGGAATCAATTTCATATGAGGGGGTAAAGGATTATCTAAAGGCGATCTCGAAATACAAGGCGAGGGACTATCAGATTGAGGGTGTGTTTGATGCATTGCAAAAAAATAGAAGACTAATCATATCACCAACAGGGTCTGGTAAGTCATTGATGATCTATGCTATTACAAGATACCACGTATCTTATAGTAGGTCAATCTTGATTGTCGTTCCTACCACCTCTCTTGTAGAACAGATGTATAAGGATTTTATAGATTATGGATGGAATGTCGATGAACATTGTCATAGAATCTATGCAGGTAAAGACCTGTTGAGTCAGAAGAGTGTTATTATATCAACTTGGCAGTCAATTTACAAGCTACCAAAGAAATGGTTTGAAAGGTTTTCTGTAATAATAGGTGATGAAGCACATCAGTTCAAGTCTAAATCATTAGTAAGCATCATGACTAAACTGTATGACACGAAGTATAGGTACGGATTTACGGGTACACTCGATGGTACTCAAACTCATAAGTGGGTTCTTGAAGGTTTATTCGGACCCTCTTATAAAATCGTGGACACTAAAGCACTACAGGAGAAGGGTTTCCTAGCAAAACTCAATATCAAAGTGCTTCTTCTCAAGCACGGTGCACAAAAATTTGAGACATATGAGGATGAAATCCAGTATCTGATAGGGCACGAGAAGAGAAATAAGTTCATAAGAAACCTAGCACTAGACTTGAAAGGCAATACTCTTATCTTGTTTAGTAGGGTAGCAGCACATGGACAGGTCTTATATGACCTAATAAATAACAATGAACGTAAAGTTTTCTTTGTTCACGGTGGTGTGGACACAGAGGAGCGAGAAGAAGTTAGGAGAATCACAGAACAGGAATCGAATGCAATCATAGTTGCTTCATTCGGAACCTTCTCAACTGGGATCAACATCAAGAATCTCCACAACATCATCTTCGCTTCACCGAGTAAGTCCCGAATCAGAACTCTACAGTCCATTGGTAGAGTCTTACGTAAATCTCAAAACAAACTCAAAGCAACTCTTTATGATGTAGCAGATGATTGTAAGAAAGGATCAAGGCAGAACTATACCCTGAACCATCTTATAGAAAGAATCAAATACTACAACGAAGAAAATTTCAGTTATGACATCATCCAAATCACAATCTGAACCTTATGATGAGTTTATAGCATCTATCAAACTCGTTACAGGAGAGGAGATACTAACAAAAGTTATTGTCAACCAAGATGTTGCAGAAGAAACTGTAATTATAGAGAATCCTCTTGTTTGTGAAGAGGTTCGCACCCACGGTGCGAATATCCCTTTGGGATATAAATTTGAACCTTGGATGAAAATGTCAGAAGAAGATGTTTTTATCATCCACATGACAAGTATTATTACCATGTCAGAAATAAAAGAGAAGCAAGTTATAGTTACTTACAACGAAGTTGTCAAGAAAGGATTCAGAACATCAGGGGATCCCAATCTCACAAGAGAAATGGGTTCTATAGGATCAGTAAAAGATTGTAGAGATATGATAGAAAAATTATATAGAGGAGAGGATGCTACTAAAGATACTCAAAGTTAGTAGCCTAAAACCCCTTTGAACCGCCACACGGTTAGTGTACACCTTTTACAACATGTTGTCAACCCCCTCTTTGACAATTATTTCATAGTGTACTATAATTAGAGGAAAGACATACTGATATGGCACGAAAAAGATCGGAACATTATGTCAACAATAAGGAGTTTCTTGCTGCTATTGTTGCATATAAACTTGATATTTTAGAGGCAGAAAAATTAGGTAAACCAAAACCAAGAATTACAAATTATCTTGGTGAATGTTTTCTGAAGATTGCTACACATTTATCATACAAACCAAACTTTGTGAACTACATGTTCAAAGACGATATGGTCTGTGATGGTATAGAAAACTGTGTGCAGTATATCAATAACTTTGATCCAGACAAATCTAAGAATCCTTTTGCATATTTTACACAGATCATACACTATGCTTTCTTACGTAGAATACAGAAAGAAAAGAAGCAATTAGAAATAAAGCAAAAAATTATTGAGAGATCTGGATTTGATGAAGTCATGACTGCTGATCAGGATGGTAAATCATCTGAGTATAACTCTATCAAGGATGCCATACAGTATAGAAATAACAATAGATGACCTACGATCTGACAGAAGAGGAGTGGGAGTGTGTTCGTGTCTGTGTATCTAATGCACCGATACCTTACGATATCACCAAGAAAAAAATACCTGCTGATATCCTAGAAAAAATAGGAAAACCCATCGAACGTAGACAAGAGGGTCTATCCAAACCAAAATACGATCTATCACAGTACGGAATCTATGAGGACTGAAACAGAATTACTAAATGATTTGGAAGTTATCACCAAAGAACTAGGTGGAACTATGAAAAAACTGACCAGAGCAGATTACTCTGGAAGATCATCTAAAGTTATCGAAATCGAGTACGATATAAACGAATGAAAGTTGCTATCATCACAGACCAACACTTTGGATTCAAGAAAGGATCTAAGTTATACCTAGACTATTTCCAAAAGTTTTATGACGAATGTTTCTTCCCAACACTTGAAAAAGAAGGTATCACAACTGTTCTCGACCTTGGTGACACTTTTGACAACCGTAAAGGTGTTGATTCATATTCTTTGGATTGGGCGAAAAAATGCTATTTCGATCCTCTTCGCAATCGCTCCATTAGTTTGGTTAGTGTTGTCGGAAATCATACTGCTTACTACAAAAACACTAACGAGATTAATACTAACGATTTGGTACTACGAGAGTACGATAATATTACCTTACTTTCTGAATGCCAGGAATTAGAGATAGGTGGACTCAATATACTATTCATACCATGGATCAATCCAGAAAATGAAGCATCAACATATAAGAAGATAAAAGAAAGTAAGGCAAAAGTTGCTATGGGTCATCTAGAACTCAATGGTTTCGTTGCTACACATGGACATGTGATGGATGCAGGGGCAGACTTTGAGTGTTATGATAAGTTTCATCATGTGTTCTCTGGACACTACCATACAAGGTCATCTAACGGTAAGATATACTACCTTGGTAATCCATACGAAATGTTTTGGAATGATGTGAATGATAAAAGAGGTTTTCATATCTACGACACAGAGAAACTGACATTGAAAACTGTCAACAATCCGTTTCAACTATACAAAGTTATCAACTATGCTGATACTAAGAGACAACTTACTAAGTTTGACGAGTATCGTAATAAGATTGTGAAGGTGGTAGTAAGACAGAAAAGTAATGAGAAAGAATATAATCTGTTTATGGAGGCACTTTCTAAGTCTAACCCATATGATATCAAAGTTGTAGAAAGAACCGATCATCTTATCTTTGATGGTGAGATAGTAGAGCAGACAGAGGATACGATGACCCTACTAAACATGTACATAGATGATCTAGAAACAAATCTAAATAAAAATAGAATCAAAGGTCTCGTCAGAGATCTATATCAGGAAGCCTGCGAATGCATGTAATCACTATGAAAGGGATGAAAGATGAGGGTGCTTATGCAGTACTCAATCCTTATGGTGAGAAGGTGGTGTTTATGTTCAAAGAAAAGGATGATGCATCACGATATGCTATGCTATTGGAAGAGCAAGGAGATCCAGAGATGGAAGTTATTCCTATTGCTGACCATGTAGCAATTGCAGCTTGCGAAAAGGCAGGAACCAAGTATACTGTAATTAGCAAGGATGATATTGTGATTCCCCCTATACCAAAAGATGATTGAATTCAAATCTATTCGTTATAAAAACTTTTTATCATCAGGCAATCAATTTATAAACTTCTCTCTGAACGAGAATAAAGATAGTATCATAGTAGGTCAGAATGGATCGGGTAAGTCTACAATACTCGATGCTCTGACCTTTTCTTTATTCAATAAACCATTTCGTAAGATAAGTAAGAGTCAATTAGTCAATACAACAAATGAAAGAGACGCTGTAGTAGAGATAGAGTTCAATATAAACACGACTGAGTATAAAATTACTCGTGGTATCAAACCGAATATCTTTATCATCTATAAAGACGGTAAGAAATTCAATGAGGAAGCATCTGCACTTGATCAACAGAAGTATCTGGAAAGTCAAATACTCAAACTCAACTACAAATCCTTTACCCAAATTGTTATTCTTGGGTCTGCCTCTTTTGTTCCTTTCATGCAACTATCTGCTCCACATCGCAGGGAAGTTATAGAAGATTTGTTAGACATCAAAGTATTCTCTAGCATGTCTGACCTACTGAAAGAGAAGATAAAGTATTCAAAAGATAGAATCAATATACTAGAGTTGAAAAAAGAATCTTTTGGTGATAAGATAGTGATGCAACAGTCATTCATTCGTAAGATAGAGGAGGAAGGTGAGAATGATATCACCAAGAATCAGAAGAAGATCGTCACCTGTGATGAGGATGCTGAGAAGTATCAAGGAATGGTTGATGACCTTATGGCAAAGGTATCAGAAAAGGAGAAAGAGATTGATGGATATTCAAAATCGGTTGCTACGATAAAACAACTCAATAAATTTAGAACACAACTCAATACTAAGAGTTCTACATCACAAGAAAATCTAACATTCTTTCAAGATCATCTAGAGTGTCCTACCTGCACACAAGAAATAGACAAAATGTTTCGTGCAACAAAGGTGAAGGAACTAGAAAATGTAATATCAAAATATAAGGACAACCTACAAGAGATAGAAACTGCTATCAAAGAGGAGGAAGCAAGAGAGCAGAAGTTCTTAGAGATACAGAAAGAGATAAGAACTATGCATACAGAAACATCTAAGTTGAATGTTCGTATATCTAATGCAAATAAACTTAGAAAGGATTTAGAGAAAGAGATACTGGATATAACTGATAGACTTGAGAACAAATCTGCAGAGACTACAAGACTGTCTGAATATAAGAGTAGTCTGAAACAGATACTGAAAGACCTAGAAGAGACGAAAGAACACTTTGAGTATCTTCAGCAGTCAAAACAATTACTCAACGATGACGGGGTAAAGAGTGGCATTATAAGAAAGTATCTACCACTCATCAATCGACAGGTAAATGATTACCTACAGAGAATGGACTTCTATATCAACTTTACACTTGACGAAGAGTTCAACGAAAGAATACAAACACCTGTACATGAGAGATTCTCTTATGCATCTTTCTCTGAGGGTGAGAAGATGAGGATTGACCTTGCACTTCTATTCACATGGAGAGACATTGCAAGAATGAAAAATAGTATTGTGACTAATCTTCTTATAATGGATGAAGTGTTTGATTCCTCACTTGATGGGTTTGGTACGGATGACTTCCTGAAAATTGTACGGTTCGTATTAAAGGACGCTAATGTGTTTATCATTAGTCATAAGAACGGTTTATATGATAAATTCCACAATTGTATAGAATTTTACAAGGAAAAAGGTTTCAGTAGATTACGGGCTTGACACAATCCCAAAGAAAATGTATACTAAATACCATTACAACGGGATCGAAAGATCGTGCCCCTGCGTAGAACCCATCATCCCATGTCGGGGAAGATGTCATCCGCAGGGGTTTTTTAGTATCCTTGCGAGACAAGACAAATACAAATGATCAAATCAACAATCGCTGCATTAGCAGCATCTCCATTCCTATTCACTGGTGCAGCTTTTGCTGGTCCATACGTAAATATCGAAGCAAACGGATCTTATCCTGATGGATCATATTCAAGCGGAAACCTTGAAGTTCAAATCGGATATGAAGGAACAACTCCTAACGGAATCTCATGGTACGTTTCAGGTGGTCCTACAGTTCAGCACACAGAAACTGCTGACGAATTCGGTGACGTAGAACTTGCAGGTTACTTAGGTGGATCAAAGGGAATTACAGAGAAAACATCTGTATATGGAGAAATCTATGGTGCAACTAACAACGATGACATAGATGTATCTGGAAAAGCAGGTCTTAGATATACATTCTAAGATTGTATGCTATACTGTGGGGGTCTAACGACCCCCTTTTTTTATGGTAAAACTCGTAATACCAATGTTATTAGGTTGTATCGTCCTTATAGAAGGTGTACATATGACTGCACATGTGATGAAGAATGACGTGCATGGGTGGGTACAGCAGCATTGCAATAAATAGTAATACTTCTTTACAATTATATGTCAGATATTGCTAACATGGTCGTAATGGTTTTGATGATTATATTCCTCACAACTGTACCTGCTGCTATAGTGATATCCTTGTATCTCAAGTTCACAACACCGATTGATAAGGATAGGTAATGAGTATCATAAGCATAACAAATGTAAATATATCTTTACAAAACTTTATATTTCCTATATAATAATGTAACAAAAGTACAT